ATCAGGTCAAGGATGATCTTGCCGGTGTGCTGGATAGACTTTGTAAGGTTGTCGTAAAAGTCAAAGTTTGTCAGGTCTACCTGTTGCTGCTGACCGTTCAACGCTTTACCAGACATATTGCCCGGCAATTGTTGGCTAGGGTCGTAAATGCCCATCAGCGTGGAAATGTCTTGGTTAATAGACTGTGCAGCCGCCATTACGCCGGTGGGCGGTGGTTCGGGTTGCAGACGCTGTGGCGGTGGTGCTGGCATTCCGTCAATGTCGGTTTGCTTGTAGCGCAGCAACGGGTAAGACTTGACGTTAGCGCCTGCCCATTCGTTTTCGTGGCCTTCGTCTTGGCCTTCTGCCATTATCCATTTAGCCTTTGGCGCCAGCGCAACCGATTCGGTAATGGTTGTCTGCCAGAAGTTGTACATCCGTTGGGCGTCTTTGGCGTGGCGCACCATACCAAACTTCTTCTTTTTGTCTCCAATCACCACATGGCGACCATAAACAGGCACGACAGGGATGTAAGTGCCAGGCCATTCGCGTTCTTCGATCACTTCAACGGCAGTCAGCTTCTTCCACTTTACGCTACGCTTATAGCTTGGACGCTTGTCCACCACTTCAAGGCCAGCCAGTTCAAGGCGCTTAAAGAAATCTGACCCTTCCGCAAACCGGCTCTCGCCATTGCTCAATTGGTACAGAGTCGCAGATTCCCGAACCACATAGAAGTATTCCGCAATGCGTATATCTTCCTTGGTAATCCATTCGGATTGAGCATCGCCCGTACCCCGTTGAGTAAATGAGGTTCCATCGTCGCAATCAGGGTACAGTTTGCGAAACTTTTCCTTGCTCATCATTGTTGTAATTAAACAACGCTCGGCATCAGAACCGTCTACACGCTCAGAGTTAGGGTCAAAGTAAACCGTGAATGGGTTATCTATCGCATTGATGTAGATTTCTTGGTCAAAACTATCTTCGCTAACGTAGTTTGTCGTGACGCGCCAAAAGCCTTACCCCATTCGCACAGCGTGGTCAAAGGCGGTATCGTAGGCGTTGTCGGCGTTGGAATTGACTTCAATGTGCCGTGTCATGCCTTCAATGACTTCGGCTGTCTTTTCCTGCGCTTGGGAATTAGTGCCGTGTACTTTAATGCGTGGGCGCTGCTGGCGCTGCTGGTTAGTAACTTGGCGGCAGTAGCCATCCAGCTTGTTAATGGTCAGGATTGGGCGCGATTCAAGATTGCGCGAGTTTTGCAGTTCGATAGGCCATTGGTCGCCATTAACAAACTTCAAGTCCTCTAGCGCCTCTTGGCGGTTCATAGTGTCCGCATCATTGCACAGCTTCAGGAAATCCTTTGCTTCGTCAATAATCGGGTCGTAGTCGCCATCGTAGTCGCTCATATTTATCCCATCCAGCTTTGTGGCATAGCGTAGCTTTGCTTTGTTACTCTGCGCTTTGGTTCGTTAACTACTAATCCAAGCATTCGGAATGCGTCCGCACCGTGCGAATAATTATTGTGCAACGGTTGTTTGCTGAATTGCTTTGTCTCAGGGTCAACTTCATAGCGGTAATGTCGCAAACATTGTAGCCCATCGTAGCAGTTTTCCCTATCAAACCAGCAATTGCGGAATAAAGTGCGAGCAGCGTTGATACTGTCCACAATGGGCGTCCGTGGGATTATCTTAGTTTTATAGCCTGCTGCGCGGATAATTTGGTCAATAGAACGCCCTGCCGCTGCGAGGGTTTTATTCTCTGCATCATGTGGCAGCCATAGTGTATCGTAAACGTAGCCATAGGTTTGCATCTTGGCTAAGTAGTCGCTGATGGTCTTCTGGCTGTCCTCAACGTACCGAATTAGCCGGGTTTCCATGCCGATAAACTGCACAAACCATATTGCCGTTGCGTCAGACCAGCCCAAATCAAATACAGCGTGAACAGGTTTTGTAGCGTCATAAGGAACTCTAGTAATTCGATTTTCCAATTCTGACATCTGTAATTCACGGGCAAAAATAGCCCCATCTACCGTCTGGCGGCATAGACCTTCCCATACCGTGTTGTACGCCTCAATATCTCTATCTCGCAGCGCATCTTTCTCTAAACGTAGCGTCTCAGGGAACCAAGGATTGTCCGACCAGTTAATCTTGACGACCTTGCAGTTCTCAGGTGAGTTCAGCACAAAGCGTTGGTAGGTTTCGTCGGTGTCCAACTCAGGATTGAAGCTAACCCATATCTCTGACCCTTCCTTACGGATGGTGGGAATTAGCACGTTCCAGCTAGTTTTTGACACAGTTTGAGCTTCTTCCACCCAACATTTGTCTACGCCCTCAATAGATTTGACGTTGGTGACGTTGTTTCGCAAGCCAACAAAGAAAAACTCAGTCCCGTTTTTGCCGCGAATGCTTTTGTCGGTGATCTCATAGAAGCTAGTCAGCCCCATGCTGTCAATCTGGTCGCACAGCAGTTTATGGACGGAATCCTTGATGGAGGTTTGAAACTCACGGGCGCACAGGATACGCAGCGGAGATTTAGCCCCAAGGATTAAAAGCGCACGAGAGATTCCCCATGATTTAGCACCGCCGCGCCCACCAAAGCAAATTTTATAACGGCACGGTTCAAACAGAAACGCCAGCTTCTGCGGAAACTGGACGTTCTTAATCGCCTTGCTTATGTCCATCTGCGTTTACAAAGCTAACTTGGATGCCCGACAGCAGCGGTGCGCCATCAGCGCCGGTAAGTTCAGTCTTGGTGCTTTCGCGGTACTTCTTGGGGAATCTTGCCGCCATTGACCGTGACCAAATACTAGCGTTCAGTTTGTCGCTTTCCTTGTTCTCAACCATGTGAGTTTGGGCAATATCTTCCCACCATTGCAATTCATATTCTTTGGCAATCTCCAAGGCTTCCCGAAATTCTGGGAATTCTTCCCTCCAACGGTACAAAGTAGCCGTGCCAACACCCAAATAGGCGCCAATAGCCTCAGTCGATTTACCCAACTTGCCAAATTCAATTACTTGGTCAATGTAGGCAGGGTCGTAGAGGCTTGGTCGTCCTACTGGGCGTTTAGCTTCAGTCATTTCTTCTTCTTTGCGGCTTCCCGCTTTTCCGCATAGGCGATGGCAACGGCTTGCTTCACCGGCTTACCGGCTTTCACTTCCGTTTTGATGTTTTCCTTAAACGCTTTTGGGCTAGTTGATTTTTTAAGAGGCATTTTCGTTCTCCATTACAAAACACACATCTTGCCACGACATTTTAAGGTGGCGCTCACCGTCAATCTCTATCGGTTCAAACTTGAGATATTCGTCGTCGTAAGTTTTAGCCAGCGTACCAAAGCAGATTTTGTCGCCTACCTGTAAGCCTTCAGCTAATGCGTCATCACCGCAATGGGTGACTATGCCAATAGTGTCGGCCTCTGCTGTCTGTATATACAAACTAGATTTAATCCGCTGCTCAGGCTTTACGATGATTTTGTCTTTTAAAGGCTTAATCATTGCGTTACCCTTGGTCGTCCAGGCTTTCGTGCAATTTCAATTGCGGCCTTTGCTTCTACCAATTTAATCGGCTCTCGTTCAACTTGAGGGGCGGGTTTGTATTCACCGCACCATTCCGTTGAATGCCGATTGGAATAAGACGGGTAGCGTTTGCACACTCCCATCATCTTGTGGTCTTCAAAGTAGACACACGAATTACAATGTCCAGTAACCATAGCAAATTCTCCTTGTTGTGGCCAGGGAAGGTAGAGGTTGCAGCCTCTACTTAATCCCGCTTACTTGTATTCAGCGCGTTCGTGAGAGTAGCAGTCGTGTTCTTTGCTGCCGCCCTTGAACTCGCCAAGATTACCGTCTACTTTGCCCATGTGACCGGATTCGCGTCCGCTGATGCTATCAGCTTTGCCCATGCCGACACCGCCGACAACAGACTTACGTTTTTCGCCAGACATGTCCGAGGCCAAAACGCCTTTAGGCATTTTTTCGCCGGACGCGCCAGACTTGTAGACTTCTTTGTCCACGCTAGAAGTGCCGACTTTCTTTTGGCCGGACATATCAGAAGCGGTTGCGCCTTTCGGCAGCTTTTCCATTTTGGGGTAGCCCATATTAGGT